ATGACAGACAGAGATTATGCAATTAAATCAATGAAAGAAATTACCTTCCAGATGGCAAGTCATGCACAGGATTATCTGGAAGTTACAATCGAAAGACATTATACTGACATTAAAGAATTGATGACAAGCTATCAGAAATTGATTTTGGAAAATCAGATTGTGTTAGAAGAACTGGATATGGAATGCCAGGAGAAAATCAATGAAGATATGGCATATGTATTGAGTTATCTGAGCATTTATAACAACCAGCTGAATGTGCCAAAGATGCACCGGGAGATGAATAATCTGATGATTATTTATGGATTGTCGGACATGATCTATCGGGGAATGACTTTGGTGAAGTTCTATGCACCGAATGGTGTGATGCTCAGTGAAATCCTTCATTCCTGTTTTTGCAGTCATTATAATAAGACAGATGTGGAAGTACAACAGGAGTTGGGAATAGGCAGGACTTCTTTTTATAAAATGAAGAAGCAGGCACTTGGGTATTTAGGATTTTATTTTTATGAGATCGTGGTACCGCAGGCAAAGGATAAAAGATTTAAACCGTCACTGGGCGTTGAGGAAGAGTAGGTGAATAATATGAGATACGAAGATTCGATGAAAGGTGTAGCTGCTCAGATAATCAAAGAACAGCAGCGAGTCAGTAAAATTAAAAACAATCCAGAAGAGTTCCATTGGCATGACGAATATGCAACGTTGAATTTCTTTCGGTTTATCTGCAAAAATATCGGTAACTTGGGAAATGGAGAAATTGAGAAAATGGTCACACGCTTGAAAAGCATAGATCAGAAAGCAGTGGAAAACCATGTGAATGGTGCTGTTTGGGCATTTGATTATGATAAGATGTTCTGTGTATTGATGGAAAATGAAATTTGCCGAAAGGTGTGTGAAAAGAATAAATATAATAGTTGGATGAAACTGATTGGAAATTATTGTTTTCAAGTGGTGTAGGATAAAATAGTGGCTTGTGAAAAGCTGATTTTGATGTTAAGATGAAATTGGGATAGGAGACATTTAGGAACCTATCCTGACATAGCAAAGAATGGAGGCGAGAATGGACGTGGCGAAAGAAGAAATCGTGAAAACAGAAGAATTGGAAACACGTTACGAAAGATACAAGGGTATCTTAAAAGACCTTACCATCATGAGCGATGTGTTTATGCGGAATGTATTCAAGAAACGGGAATGTACAGAATATGTTCTGCAGGTAATTATGAATAAAAAGGATCTGAAAGTGATTGATCAAGTTCTGCAGAAAGACTATAAGAATTTGCAGGGGCGTTCAGCTATTCTGGACTGTGTTGCCAGAGATTCTGAAGGCAAGCAGATGGATGTAGAAATCCAACAGGACAACGAAGGGGCATCTCCCAAAAGAGCAAGGTATCATAGTGGTCTGATGGATATGAACACATTAAATCCAGGACAGGATTTTGATGACCTTCCGGAAAGCTACGTGATTTTTATCACCAGAGACGATGCACTTGGATACGGACTTCCGATTTATCATATAGACAGGAAAATCGAAGAAGTCAGTGAGAATTTTAAGGATGAAGCTCATATTATCTATGTAAATTCTAAGAAACAAGAGGATACAGAATTAGGCAGACTGATGCATGATCTTCACTGTAAGAATGCAGAAGATATGCACAGTAAGATACTTGCTGACAGAGTATACGAATTGAAGGAAACACAGAAAGGGGTGGAATTCATGTGCCGTGAGATGGAACAGATTTATAGTGAAGGTATTGAAAGTGGTGAGCTGAAAAAAGCAAAAGCCTCAGCATTATCCATGGCTGCGGATGGAATGAAAGTTGATAAAATAGCCCACTATCTTAATGTGAGTGTTCAAATGGTGCAGAAATGGATTGATGAGAGCATGAGTGTTGCACATTAACAAATGATAAATTTTAATGGAGCTACCAGAGGATACTAATTCTTCTGGTGGCTTTTTTGTGTGTTGCATGTATAAAAAATGAAAATTAGTTCTATAGAACTACAACTTGATTTGCGGATTCTGTATCTTTCAATTATCCATCAGTATACTAATTTTAGACCGAATTATCGTTCTGAAGGAGGTGCTATGATGGATTTAAAAGCGGTTGGTCAGCGAATTAAAGCAGCAAGAGAAGCAAAAAATCTTACACAGGAAGAACTGGCGGCGCTGGTAAATTTAAGTACAACACATGTCAGTGTGATAGAAAGAGGACTGAAAGTAACAAAGTTGGATACCTTTGTAGCAATTGCCAATGCACTTGATGTATCGGCTGATGCGCTACTGATAGATGTTGTGACACATTCTGTCACAGGTGTTACTAATGAATTATCTGATATGATAGAAAAATTGCCAAAGGACGAGCAGAAAAGAATTTTAAATGCGGTCAGAGCTTTGGTAGACTAATGAAATAGGCATTGAAATCGAAGGGCATTAAGCTCTTCTTTTTTTTATTCTTTTTTATGGATTCGTTTGTGAAAAAATCTTTTTTCATAGTGATAATCATGATATAGTAGTTCTAAAGAACTATAAATAATTCTTTGAAACTGGAGGGCGGGTAAATGAGAGAAAAAAATATTTATGAGAAGATTGCAGAAAAGTACAATACGACACCAGAAGAAGTACGCAGAGAAATGCAGATAGCCATAGATACAGGATTTGATAATCCTGATCCGGCCGTGCAGGAAGAATGGAAGAAAATGACACTTAAAGGAGAAAGACCTACACCGGAAGAAGTAATCAATTACGCAGTAAAAAAAACTAAAAGGAAAATAAAAATATGAAGAAAAAGATAATTGCAGTGATCTCAGGGGCAGTCATCTTGATAATTGCTGCAGGAAGTATTTATGGGAAACCCGAATCAAGTCATAAGGAAGGTGAACCGGATGTGGTAGGAACATTTTCCGTAAATCGGGATGAAAATCTAACCGTAATCGCTAACCGGGAAAATATTGAGGATAGAGAAGCGTTTGCAAGAGAGCTTTTGCAGATGTACAAGGATGATTCTTTTCATTCGACAAAATTCTCCACAGACAGGGGATATGCGACGAGTCTTGATATGAACATCTATTTATGGAAAGAGGATATTGAAGATGGGGAATCGGTAATGACAGCCGAATACAGAACTGTAGAATATGGAAAGGACTATGATGTTGTCAATCATCCTGATAAATTTCAACTATATATAGATGGAAAAGAAGTAGAAGAATAATACAGTGAACTTTTTATACTGAAATATGTACGATTTCAATAATGACATGAACTTATGGGAATATATTGCGGATACTTTGTGAACTTTATCCTGATACAATGATTATGCTGATGAAAGAAGGCATAGATAACTGAATACAAGAAAGAGACGAAAGCCTCAGTAGTTAAGAAAAAACTACTGGGGCTTTTTTTCGTGCCTGAATTTCTCAGCCAATAACTGCGGGCATATCCCGGCAGGATAAAGGCGGAGCAGGCATGATCCTAAACAGAGGTCCGCCTTCTGGATTTGAAACGAGCAACAAGATTTCAAATTCAGGAGAAACGGATATGTATATTGAACACCCATATTTTTACGAAGGAAAGTATTACGCAAATATTGATGGAGAAATGATCGAGATTACAAAAGAAGTTGCGTATGCGATGAACAATTTTTACAGAAGCAGCAAGGCAAAAAAAGTTGAGATTAAGAACGAGCTGGGGGAAGTCGTGGATAAGATGCTGAGAGAAGTACCTTACAGCGGTCAGTCTATTGATGGAGAAGGTTTCATGATTGAGGATTTTCCAGATCTGAACTGTGATGTGGAGCACTGTGTACTGACAAAAATGGAACAGCAGGATATTCACAAAGTAATCAATCAGCTGAACTCAGAGGAACGCATGATTATTTATGGCATTTTCTTTGAAAACAAGACACAGACACAGATGGCGGAAATTATGGGGATTTCCAGACAGATGCTGTCATACAAGCTGAAATCCATTCTTAATAAAATGCGTGAAATGTATATGAATAAATTTTTTTAAAAAATTTTTCAAAATCTTTTGCATCTGCCAAAGTCATTTGACTTTAGTAATTAGAGGAAGTTAAATGACTTCCTAAAATGAACCATGATAACTGAATATCCAATAATAACTGACGTGACATTTCATGCAGAGAGCACGAGGAAGATGACGCTATAGGATTATAAGACAAAACCAAGATTTTTAGTTCAGTCCGTAATGCTGCGAAAAAGCACTGACCGAAGCCAGCTGGCAGGCTGGTGATGCGATGATATGTATGAGATGCGATACACTTGCAGATCCTGAGAAGTCTGTAACTGGTAAACCTATGAACTGCTGGAGCCTGGAAACGAGAGTTTCCGGGTTGTGGTCCGGAGTATGCATCCGGGCAGGTTATTATTCCCTTCCTGCATATGCGGGAGTAACGATTCGGGGTATCGAGGATAAATAGAATCGAGCGAGCACTGTTTAATAATCAAATTGGCTATAGAGGTTATGCGGCAGAGCTTTCCTTATGGGAAAGAAACTCTGCCGTATTCCTGTGGAGCCAATATAGCGCTATGGATGCTTTACAAATAAAAATAATAGATTGGAGAGAGGACAAATGACAATCCGCAGAGGAGATATTTTATGGGCAGATCTCGGTATGTTTCCTACAACATCTGTTCAGGGTGGTGTAAGACCGGTGATCGTAGTGAGCAATAATAAAGCCAATACATACAGTTCAGTCATAACGGTAGTTCCGCTGACATCAAGAATATATAAGAAACGGTATTTGCCAACACATGTATTTATCAGCAAATATGATATGACAGGAATCCGAAAAGGAAGCCTGGCACTGGCTGAACAGGTTATGAGCATTTCTACGAAATGTATTATTGAGAAATGCGGAAGAGTGAACAAGTGGAGCCTGGATCGGGTACTGAAAGCAGTACGGATTCAGATGGGAATGGAGGGAGAAGGGCATGACAGCAGAGGAATATAGAAATTATCTGGATCAGGATTTCAGTGATGTGGATATCAATGAAATGACTGATCTACGGATGATAAAAACAGACAGAAATAAATCGCTTCAGGAACGGAGAGATATTTTTCTGAATAAAGTAGGAAATCCTTATCTGGTCCGGATCGGTAATATGAAAGTAAAAGTCAGATTTGCAAATAACGGTATATCTATGGAGCAGGCATTTGAGAATATGCTTCTGAGTGTCTGAAAAAGTACTGGTAAAATTGAGGGGACTGTGTTAGAATGTCGGTAAGGACAAATTATGCAGCCCCCTTTTATTACATGGATTTTCTGACGTAATAAAAGGAGGTAAGATATGTATCAGAATATCAACAAAATCTATCATGCCGCCATCTATGTCAGATTATCTAAAGAAGATGGCGATATTTCCAGTTCAGCAAAACTGGAAAGTAACAGCATTTCTAACCAGAAAGCTTTGATTCTGGATTTCCTGAAAGACAAAAAAGATATTGAAGTTGTTTCAGTCCGAGTTGATGATGGCTACTCAGGCTCTAATTTTGAGCGCCCTGCATTCCAGGCAATGCTGGAAGATATCCGGCATGGGATTGTAGACTGCGTAGTGGTAAAAGATTTATCACGATTTGGAAGGGAATATATTGATTCCGGGAAGTATATCGAGAGATTATTCCCGGCTCTTGGTGTGCGTTTTATTGCCATCAATGATAATTATGACAGTCTTAAGGGAAAGAATCAGGCAGACGAAATCATTATCCCATTTAAAAATTTAATCAACGATGCTTATTGTCGTGATATTTCTATTAAGATCAGGAGTAATCTTGAGATTAAGAGGAAAAAAGGCGAGTGCGTGACTCCGTTTGTAGCATTTGGATACAGGAAGACAAAGACAGATAAGCATAAATTAGAGATTGATCCATCGGCGGGCGGTGTAGTACAGGATATTTTTAAGATGAAGCTGCAGGGAATGAGTCAGGATGCGATCGCTAATCGTTTAAATGAACTGGGTATTCTTTCCCCATTTGAGTATAAAATAAGCAGCGGCAGTCGTTATGAAACAGGTTTCCGGCAGAAAGAACAGGCACTTTGGAGTTCCGTTACGGTCCGCAGGATACTGGAAAACGAGGTTTATATCGGAAACCTTGTACAGGGAAAAAGGACAACTCCAAACCATAAAGTGAAGCAGACTTATGTGAAACCGGAAGATGACTGGATCCGGATTGAGAAAAATCATGAACCTCTGGTGAGTGACCGTGATTTTGAAATTGTTCAGAGGCTTCTTGGCATGGATACACGTACTTCACCTGACCAAAAGCAGGTATATCTGTTATCCGGAATTGCTGTATGTGCGGATTGTGGAGCACCTATGACAAGAAAGGTTTCTACTGTGGCAGGAAAAAAATATGCTTATTATCTATGTTCCACAAATAAAGAAACAAAACGCTGTTCCAGTCATAGAATACCGGAAAAGGATCTGGAAGATGCCGTATTAGTGATGTTGAAACAGCATATCCAGAATATCCTGCACCTGAAAAGAGTCCTGGAATTTATCGGTACTGTGCCATTTCAGGAGATCAATATGAAAAAGCTGCAGGACAGGCTGGAGAAGAAAAAGCAGGAGAAAGAACGCTGTAAGGAGTTACGGATGATGCTCTATTCGGATATGAAAGAGGGCATTGTATCAAAAGAAGACTATGTAGAGCTTCATGCAGCATATGGAAAGCGGCTTAGAAATGCGGAAGAGAGTATCCGTGCGATCCAGAAAGAAATGGATAACGAGCTGGAAAAAGCAGACAAAGCCAATACCTGGCTGGATTATTTTGTGAAATATCAGGATATTGAAGAACTGTCCCGCACTGTGGTGGTAGAACTGATCAGGCAAATCAGAGTATATGATAAAAAGAATATAGAGATCACTTTTGATTTTGATGATTGTTATCAGACATTGCTGAATCAATTACCTGCTATGGGAGTTGATATGGTAATAGATGATGATAACAATCTGCAGGTCAATGTAAAGGAGGTTGTATAAAATGGCACGAAAGAGCAGGAAAAACATTCCGGAAGTAGTCAGCAGTGCAACCGTCCAGACAGAGGTGAGCAGACCGTTCCGGGCAGGATTGTATGCCAGAATTTCAATGGAAACAGAAGAAACCTTAGAAAGAGGAACGATAGAAACCCAGGTGGAACTGATGAAAAACTTTGTGGCAGATACGGAAGACATCGCAGTTGCAGAAATATATAAGGATTCTGATTATTCTGGTACAAATTTCGACCGTCCTGGTTTTACGCAGATGATGGAAGATATCAAGCATGGAAAAATTAACTGTGTGATTGTAAAGGATCTATCCAGACTTGGAAGGAATTATGTAGAGACAAGTAATTATATTGAGCGTGTATTTCCGTTTTTTCATGTGCGGTTTCTTGCTGTGACGGATGACTTTGATTCTTTCCGTGAGGGAGTGGATCTGACAGTTCCCTTAAAAAATATCATCAATGAGTTTTATTCCAAAGACCTTGCAAAAAAGAGCAGCAGTGCCAAAAAAGCCCTGTGGAAAGAAGGAAAATTTACTGGTGCATGGGAACCTTATGGATACAGGAAATCAGAACAGGACAGACACCAGCTGGTAGTTGACGAGGAGGCTGCCGGACATTTACGAGAAATTTTTACTATGTATATGGATGGATGCAGCTACAGCGATATTGCAAAAAGACTGAATACAGATGGTATCCTTTCCCCGACTTTGCAGAGGGAATATTATAAAACAGGCGAAAAGCCTTCACCGGAATCCAAACCTTGGAATAATTATGAAGTGAAACGTGTACTTCAGGATGTCCATTGTACCGGAGATTCTGTATATGGAAAATATCAGCAGAGTGTTTTTCAAGGAAACAAGCAGAGAAATCTACCGGAGAGTGAGTGGCTCTATGCTGAGAATACCCACGAAGGAATTATTGATAAAGAACTGTTCCGGCAGGTACAGGAAAAAATCCGGGAATTTACGGAAGCATACAAAAAGAAGCATCAGCTGAATAATGGAGCCATTCGGAATCATAATTTCTATACCGGCAAGATCAGGTGTGGGGGTTGTGGGAACCGCATGGTGTTGTCCAGAGAAAAAACAGGGACATTTTATTATATCTGTGGTGCAGATGCGAACCATAAATCCGGAGGAAATCAGTGTAAGGGGCACAGAGTCAAAAAAGAATACGTGGATGAAGACGTCCTTCGCCTGATCCAGTCACATATGAAAGCCGTATTGGATACAGAGAAACTGATCCGTGAAATGAATTCTGCTTCCAGAAACCAGACACAGTATTTGCTTCTGGATAAGGAAGTGGGGAAACTTCGGCGGGAGTTGAGCAGGATCAGCAAGCGTAAATCTGATTTATATGAGGATTATTCGGAACGTCTGATTACAGAAGAAGAATACATGCAGTTTTCCCGTATCTATTCCAATGAAATAGAAAACATCAAGAACCGCCTGGATGTAGTATTGGCGGCACAGGTACGGTATTCCAAGGATTATCATATCGAGGAAGGATGGGGAAAAGTGATACATACTTATATGTCAAAGCGTAAGCTGACAAAAGAAATGGCAGATGCCTTTGTGGATTCAATTATTATCCATGGTAAGTATGATTATGAGATCAAGCTGGTATATGACGATCAGTTTGCAGATTTACAGAAATTAAAGAAAGAGAAGGAGGCGCAGTCAAGATGACAGATCATAGAAAAACAGCTGTTTACATCCGTTTATCCGCAGAAGATGACAATGTAGATGGCAGAGCTAAAAAAGAGAGCGACAGTGTAACTTCTCAGAGAATTCTGTTAAAATCATTTGTGATTGATCAGCTGGGTGTAGATGAGGCAGATATCCTGGAATATGTGGATGATGGTGTCAGCGGTACTCATTTTAAACGGCAGGGATTTCAACAGCTGCAGGATGACATGAAAAGTGGAGAAATCGGCTGTGTAGTTGTAAAAGACTTTTCCAGATTCGGAAGAGACTATCTGGAAGTTGGATTTTATATTGAATATATTTTTCCACTTCTGCAGATTCGATTTATTTCGATTAATGACAGCTATGACAGTGCAGCAAGCAGCGGAATGACTGGTGGAATGAATGTGGCATTGCAGAATCTGGTATACAATATGTATAGCCTGGATTTGTCCAAGAAAATTTCATCAGCAATGCAGACGAGAACAAAAAATGGTACACGTCTTCCGGTAAATGCCAGATATGGCTATAAAAAAGGAAAAGATGGAAGGCTGGAAGTTGATCCGGAGGCTGCAAAAGTCGTGAAAATGATTTTTCAGATGGCAGCGGAGGGAACAAGTTTTGCAGATATTACAAGGGAATTGAACAGACAGGCGATTGCTACTTGTGATGAGCAGAAATTATCAAGAGGGGATCAGGTGCAGTTCCAGAGGTTTGACACGATCAAAAAGAAACACTGGAGCCCTACGACAGTATCGGCAATCGTCCGGGATGAGATTTATATTGGAACCAGAATCTGGGGCAAAACACGTTGCAGTATGCATACGGGCCATAAAGCAGTTCTGAATGATGAAACAGAATGGGTTCGCCTGGAAAATCATCATACGGCAATTATAGACAGGGAATTGTTTGAAAAAGCAAATGAAATGCATCCGAAAAAGAAGAGAAGTGTTGCAGAATCACGCACCAATTTTACTCTGGAAAGACGTAAAAAACAGCCGGCCTTGCTGATATGTGCCAACTGTGGGCATTCTCTGTTAAAAGAAACAGAGCATCTGCTGAAATGTTCAGATGCCAGAACCAATGGTGATCCTGTGTGCCGAAGTCTGGTGATTCGTAGGGAACCGATGGAGGAGAATATCCTTGGGCTTGTCCGTCAGTATGCAGCGTCAATGTTGAAAAAAGGAAAGAAAGTATCTTCCAAAAGACAATGTGAATACAAAGAGATCAATACTACAGAATTGCAAAAACAGAGCCGACAGTTGACCTCGGAAAAGATGAAACTCTATGATGATTACAAAGATGGTCGTATAGATCGTGATTCGTATAAGCAGAGAGCTGAAAAGATAAGTGTACAGCTGGATGAAATAAAACGAAAGATAGAAGATGCGAAGAATAGTAAAAAGCTTCTTGAACAAAATGAACTTTCTGATAAAATAAAACTAAAAGATTTCTTGGGAATTCAGAAGTTCGATACAGAGAAGCTGCGTGAGGTTATCAAGGTGATCCGTGTTCATAGTCAGGATGAAATTGAAATCGAATGGAATTTTGACGATATTTTTTCAGAACAGAGATAACTTGAGCAGGACAAGAATGACTTATCAAAAGATAATAAAGGTGCTGGGACTACCTGATGGAAGCGTCAGATAGTCTTCGGCAGAAAAAAATAAAATTTTTTTTGTCCTATACTTGACACATCCACATGTATGTAGACATACATATTGTAGCAATCAAGCAAAAGCAGGGATGAATCCAAAGACACTACAATATTTGATGGGACATTCAGAAATAGGGGTAACAATGAATACCTATACGCATCTTGGTCTTGATGATGCCAAAGATGAAATGATACGACTTGAGGAACTAGAGCAGGCAAGAAAGGAAATAGATAAGGCTGAAGGGTCAAAGCCGATGAAACAGAATATGTTTAAAGTAGTTTAAGATTAGAAATAGACGCTCAAGGGAGACCTTGGGCGTTATTTTTATGCTTGGGAATTGTGAGATGTGATGAAAAATAGTATAATTGAATTAAAGTGGATGGTTTATTATTATATTGAAGAAGATTTAAAACATTTGAAATGTATTTTGGTAATTACAGGTTTTTCAAGAAAGTTTGAAGTATATTTTGTAAAAGTGATAACTTTTGGAATAAATGAAAGTAGGTGTTTCTTTGAATTTAATGGAGAAACTAGAATCGTTGATTACGATGCACCAAGAAGGCCCTTATTGGGACTTCAAGAGAGAATGGTACGGTGATAATAAAGATGGAGATATGCTCATTGACATAATCTGCATGGCAAATAATCTTGTAGACAGAGATGCATATATCATTATAGGAATTGATGAGGAAAATGATTATTCTATACAGGATGTTACGCAGGATAAAAATCGTAGGAATACACAAATGCTTACAGACTTTATTAGAGGTAAGAAATTTGCGGGGGATTTTCGACCAGTTGTAACCGTAGAACAGATACAATTGAATGAAGGAGTGATAGATGTTATTATTATTCATAATAGTACAAATACTCCTTATTTCTTGAAAGAGAAATATAAAGGAGTATTTGCTAATAACATTTATGTAAGACTTCAAGATAGCAATACACCATCTGATAAATCAGCAGATTTTCATCACATTGAGTATCTTTGGAAAAAGAGGTTTGGAATGTTGCTTTCACCAATTGAAAAAGTGAAATTGTATCTTGAACATCCTGAACATTGGGAAAATAGTCCATCAAGCGAAGATAAAAAATATTATAAGTATGCTCCGGAATTTACGATTGACCATACATACGAACCCAATGATGGCAGGGATGGTTATGAGTATTATCTGTTTGCACAAACTGATCCAAGTCCTCATTGGAGTGAAATAAGAATTTGCTATCATCAGACAGTTCTTGCAGAACTTGGGGGAGTAATCCTTGATGGAGGCAGATATTTTACAACAACACCGGATAGGCAGGGCATCTCTCTTACAGGGTATCATAAATGGGATATACCTTATCGTTATATGATAAAAGGTAATTTAAATCATTTAGTTCATGAATTTTATTATGTAGATGATGGTGATGAAGCAAGGCATGCTCATAATGAATATGAAGGATGTATCCTAATTTTTAATGATGAGATTGAACATCAAGAGTTCAGAATTTATGTGAAAGATAACTGGGATAGAAAAGAAGAATTTGCTAATGAAATTTGGATTCCTTATATGAAGGAACTGCCAGGTTACAATATGAACTCATTTCGTGAAGAATATAAAACTATGCAAATTCTTAGAAGAATGTTGGAAGAATTTAGAGAAAATAAAAAATGAGAATTGCTGAGTTAATTCTTAATTATATATGCAGCATTGACATCGTATACTAACATAACTGTCAGTCAAGTTTGCACCCCCCTACATACAAGTTATCGTTATAAGGTGCAAAAACAGAAGTAGTCTGCACCCCCCCTAACTGACTACCAAGTGACTACTTTTAAAAGTTACAACTTGCCACATTTTGCCGTGTTTTGCAATTTTCACTACACTATTGTGGCATATATGAAATTAAAAAATAACTCGAAAAACCTTGCAAAATAGGGCATTTCGGGGCAATTTAAGGAGAAAATATATAATGATTAAAGTACTATTTGTTTGCCACGACACTCTTTGAAGAACTCCTTAAAAAGTCAGTAAAATCAATACTTGGAAGGTATTTGTGTGGAAGAAATAACCCGAAAATAACCCATAGATTTTTGTGTGAGTGTTACAAGATAAATAATTATAATTTAGGGATGTGACATGATGAGAATGAAAGCTGTAAGAATTCTAATAGTGGAATCTTACAGCTTTTTTTATAAATAAATTTGAAAGTAAAATCTTTACAATTTGGTATAGCGTGTTTTAAATGTAAAAAAGCAGATAGTTCTTTACATATAGATGTAACAAAAGAGGCGTTTTTGTGAAGGTTGTTTATGAGGTGAGGTAAGAGTCTTTAGTGGGGGTAAAATCTTTACATGTAATATCCTGTGTTCAAAAGGTAGGATTTAAGCGAAAAAAGCATCGTGACCATGAGGAAATATAAAAGTAAAAAGTATTCTATGATAAAGTATAAAGGCTTAGAGGAGAATGTCTCTTCTAAGTTTTTTTAATAAGAAAGCAGTTTGGGCGTTTACTTTTGAAGTTATAATAAGTGTAGTAAAACTTACACCAGATGGAACAGGATACCGTACTAAGAGGAGATTTGTTAAAGAGAAACTATTGATGGATAGAATGTCGGATATTCAGTTACGATTTTTCAATATAGGGTGAGAAAGTTTTTTTGATGAAGTGTAATAATATGTGGTTATATGCTTTGTAGAAAAATCCGTAGGAATTAAAATTTTTTGTTTTGTGGAAAGATTATAATTATGATATACTGAAAGAAAATGATAAATTAGAATTTTAAAAAGGAGTGTGATGACCATGATTTTTGATTTTGAGCCTTGGCAATTAGATATTGATATTGACTTAACTAAACAATTATATAGAAGTTGTAAAGGAGACTTTGTATGGGTAGAAAAGAAATAACAACAAAAGAAGATTTAATGAAAGTAATAGAATTATTCGAAAATACTGGAATTACATACTGGTTGGATGGCGGATGGGGTGTAGATATTTTAGCTGGTAAACAAACAAGAATTCATAGAGATATAGATATAAATTTTGATGCTCAACATACGGAAAAATTGTTAAATGTGCTTTTGAATCTGGGCTATAAAATTGATACAGACTGGAAACCGGTTAGAATAGAGTTATATAGTGATGAACTTGGTTACTTAGACATTCACCCGTTCGTTTTAAATGAGGACGGAACTTCAAAACAAGCTGATTTAGAGGGTGGATGGTATGAGTTTGAAAAAGATTACTTTGGTAGTGTTTTTTTTGAAGGCAAAACAATTCCTTGTATATCTTTAAAAGGCCAAAAAGTTTTCCATTCAGGTTATGAATTAAGAGATAAAGATAAGCATGATATTTCAATTCTTGAAAGTTTATCAAAATAACATCGCTGTAATTTCTAAGATAAATTTCAGTTTGTATAACCAATAGGTTGACCAGAATTTAATATTCACAGTTTCACCCAGCAGGAAATCTTTTAGGTTTCCTGCTTTTCTTTTACCCAAAACCGAAAGGAGGACAGAATACCATGCCAACCAAAGCTGAACTTTATGCACAGATGGCGGACAAGGTGGCAACGCAGCTCACGGGGAGCTGGCAGGAATGGGCAGGGTTTCTCACCACTGCTTCCCGACTTTACAAATACCCGTTCCATGAACAGCTGATGATCTACGCCCAGCGACCGGACGCCACCGCCTGTGCAGAGTACGATTTGTGGAATGAAAAGATGGGCCGGTATGTAAGGCGATGTGCATTTACAATACCGGTAGCCGCACCGGACTGATCAACAGCCTGCGTGAGATACGCGGCGAGCTATCACCGGAGGAAACGGAACTGAGGGAGCTGACCGACAGCGCCCTTACGAAGCTCTGTGCGCTGACCGATGAGGACTTTGCCCAGCTGGAGCTGTACCCGGATTTTGACCAGTAAATTTATCGTGCCGGGATGACATAGTGAGAGAAACTGTTCGATGGGAAGGCGGTTTCTCTCAATTCTTTACAAAATCCCACTATACTTGGAGGGATGAATGAACTATAATGTAAGCAACAAATCTGAATTTGGGAGATGCCTATGAAGAAGTTTTTGAATGATATAAGGAGTGCGGAAAATCCTATATCTGGTAATAGAAAAATTATAAATATCATAGCTATATTGTTCCTTGGAATAGCTTTGGGGACTTTTTCAAAATTTTTGGATTTTCGTCAAGCTGAACTGCCAAGTGTGCTTATGGCAATTGATGGAGCATTAGATGTTCATAATTTCCTTGGGCGTTTTGCAATTTGGGTATTGATTGCACTGTGTATTTCTATTTATAGTAATTCTGCAATAAGAGCAAGTGTTAATGTTTTTGCGTTTTTTGCTGGCATGGTTGCAAGTTACTATTTGTATTCAAACTATGTCGCAGGCTTTTTCCCAAGAAGCTACGCTATGATTTGGGTTGGCTTTACCATGATTTCTCCGTTCTTGGCATTTGTCTGTTGGTATGCGAAAGGAAAAAGCAGACCTGCATTTATGCTATCAGTATTGATTTTAGCAGTATTGTTTAACATGACTTTCGTATATGGATGGGGATATTTCGAAGCACGCTCTGTTTTAGAATTGATAGTCTTTATTATCGGACTTACTGTTTTGAGGAGGGACACATTGAAAAGTTCTGTGCTGATGGGAACAATTAGTATAGTTCTTGCATTTTTACTTGATATGGTCATTCCATTTCATTTTGGATAAACAACTTACAGCTTGTCGAACTGAAAAACACTGTAATAACATGTGTAAAACAAAATGTAAAACACCCCATTGAGTAGGTAGGACTAAATACTCCTATGATTTCGATTTTGAAGTCATAGGGGTATTTTTTTGTGCAGAAAAATAAAAAATTTCCTTTTCCACCCTGTATTTTCCCCTCTGAGCCTTTCGTTATATGAGAGCAAAAAAATAAAATTCCTTTTTTATTTGTAAAAAGCCCTCTCTACGTTCTGATATATGAGGAACAAATTACATTTGCCTTAAAAGAATCGGGCCTGATTCAAGAACAAAGAAAAAATGAAAAGAGAAAGGAGAAACTACATGAACAAAACAATCTTAATGGGAAGACTGACAAAAGATCCGGAGGTGAAATATCTTCAGGATGAAAACAGTATTGCAATGGCACGATACACGCTGGCAGTAGACAGAAGATATCGAAAGGATGGAAAGGCAGAAACAGATTTTATTTCTTGTGTCACCTTTGGGAAGAATGCTGAGTTTGCAGAAAAATATCTGCAAAAAGGGTTGAAGATTTTAGTAAGCGGACGGATCCAGACAGGAAGCTATGTGAATCAGGAGGGGAATAAAGTTTATGCCACCAACGTGATTGTAGAAGAACATTATTTCGCAGAAGGGAAGAAACTGTCAGGATCAGAAAAGAAAGAAGATACCGATCCAGATGGATTTATGAATCTTCCAGATGGAGAAGAACTTCCGTTTGAGTAAGAATAACTCGGATGCTGAAAGCAGAAGAGCGCACTTATATACCTTACAAGGTATGTGCGTCCTACGGGAGTAGCATCTTTCTGAAGGGGAATTCCGAAAGTGTTTGCGGATGATCCATCCGAAGAAGGGTTCCCCTTCCGGCAGAAATGCCTATCCCGTAACAGAGAAAATGGAAGAGTTGAAAGAGGAGGAAAAGAACGATATGGCGAAGAAGAAAACATTTGAGGAATATACTCAGGAAGCACTTTATGAGATTGAAAAAACAGAAGCTGCATTGAAACAGGCAAAGCTTGAGAAGGAGCAGGCAGAGCACAGGATCCAGAGATCCTTGAATTATCTGGATACACAGAAAAAGAAAAAGCGAAAGGCACGAACCCATCTGTTGATCCAGAAGGGAGCAGCCATAGAAGCAATCTGTAAAGATACCAAATATCTGACAGAGGCAGAATTTTTTCAGCTGATGGATGAACTTCTTCATGATCCTGCTTGTAAGTTTTGTGATGTTGTTCATGAAATGGTTCGTGGACGGGTGGAAGCGGCAGAAGTAAAAGAACGAGAATTAGCAGAAGAGGAAGCACTATTAAAGGCGATGCAACGAGGTGAACTGCCACAGGGAGATGAGTAAGATGGGATGTTATCACTTTCATCTGAATCAATTATCCAGAGGAAAAGGACAGTCTGCCATTGCCAGTGCTGCTTATCGAGCCGGTGCAAAACTGGAATGTACTTATTATGGAGAAGTAAGTGATTATACGAGAAAAGGCGGTGTGGTATTAGCGGAGATCCATCTTCCTAAACAGGCTCCGGAGAGACTCAAAGACAGGGAGACCCTTTGGAATGAGGTGGAATGGATTGAAGGAAATAAGAAAGCACAGCTGGCACACAGCTTTGATATTGCCTTGATGAATGAGTTTTCTATGGAAGAAAATATTGAGCTTGCAAGAAGATTTGTAGAAGAACAGTTAGTCGCAAGAGGGATGATCGCAGATCTAGCGATCCATGATCTGAAGAAGGCAAAGGATAAAATACCCAATCCCCATATGCACATCATGGTTCCCATCCGCCCTTTACAGGAAGATGGTACCTGGGGACAAAAACAAAAAAAGGTTCCAGTATTAACACCGGATGGACAGCCGGTTTTGAATCGGAAAGGACAACCGGTATTTCGGGCGGTACATACAACGGATTGGAGCAGGAAAGAAACCTTGGAAGAATTGAGAAGTGCCTGGGCGAAGATGTGTAACGAACTGTATGAAGAAAAAGGACTTACAGAAAGAGTCGATGCCAGATCTTATGAGGAACGGGGGATTGATAAGATCCCGATGGTGCATGAAGGACCGAATGTACAGGCAATGGAAGCAAGAGGGATTTCAACCGCACTGGGAAGTTTAAACCGACTCATCCGAGCCTTAAATGATATGAAAGAACGGGCAAAGAATCTTCTTCAATGGTCTTTATTTCGAGAAAGCCAACTGATGGAACGGATGGTGTTCTTACATCAGCCAACCTTAGCGGATTATCTGAGAAACTATTGTGATAAGAGAAATGCAGTTGCAGAATCCTACGCTTGTGGAACACAAAAGGCGAAGAATACAAATCTGAAACAATTTGCAGAGACGATCCGCTTTCTGGAAGAGCAGGATGTGAGAACCCCAGAACAGCTGACAGAGAAAATCCAGGAATTAGATACTCAGCTAAAAGAGGTAAGTCAGCGGTTGAATCAACAACTGTCTGCTCTGAGAAGTGTTAACACCAACCTTTATGCAATGAAAGAGTATTTTGAAACAAGACCTGTTTATCTAGAATTAAAGAACAAATATTTTGGCAGGGAAAAATTCAAAGAGGAACATAAGAAGGAACTTAGCGGATATTATCGTTCGGAAAGAATCTTAAAAGAAAATCTAGACCCAAGTGGGAAGATTCCGGAAGGACAATGGAAACGAGAAGCCGCTCGTTTATCAGAAGAGATAGCTACTTTACGAAAAGAAGATAAACGGATCCATGCCATGTTACGAAAGTATGAGGGAATCAAAAATCATGTGGAGGCTTTGATGGCAGAGGAAGGAGAAGGTGTCTCTCTTCCAGAAACAAACAAGCGGGAGCAATCCACAGAAACAAAAGAAGCAGTGAGAACCATGAAACGAAAGAAGAAACATCATGGAATGGAGTTATAGGAGGAATTTTAGAAGATGGAAGAATATACAAGAGAACAGATTCAAAGAGCAGATGATACTGATTTATATGTTTTTCTTTCTGGGAGAGGAGAACAGTTCAAACGATGTGGGAAGGAATACCGATGGTTGCGACATGACAGTGTGATGATCAACAAGAACGAATGGTATCGTTTTAGTCAGAATAAAGGTGGTCATGCCATCGATTTTATGAAAGAATTCTACGGTCTTTCTTTTGCAGAGGCAGTTAAAGAATTATTAGGAGAAGAGGGAGCTGGAGAAACCAACAGAAGAACGGCAAAGGAAGATGTAGGCAGACAGAAGGTCTGCCCCATCCCCTTGCCTGGATTGGAATTGCCAGAAAGAAATGAAAGCTGTGAGATTGCAAGGAAGTATCTCATTGAGCAGAGGAAACTATCGGAATGGCTGATAGATCAGATGATTGCAAAGGGGGATATTTATGAAAGTAAAAACTATCACAATGTGGTGTTCGTTGGAAGAGACAAAGAACAGAATCCCAGATATGCAGCTATGCGGGGAACCGATGAGAACCGATATCGTGGGGAAGCAAAAGGTTCAGAAAAAGCCTATGGATTTGGCCATATAGGAACGGATGAAAAACTGTTTGTGTTTGAAGCCCCCATTGATCTTTTGTCTTATATCACTGCAGTTCCAGAAGAATGGGAAAAGCATAGTTATATTTCCCTGGGAGGATTGAGTGAAAAAGCAATGAAACGGATGTATACAGAATATCCTCATATCCATTCCATCTACTTGTGTCTGGATAATGATGAGCCTGGAAATGAGAGATGCAGGCAGTTTGTTTCTCTTATTCCGGAGGAACTGAGTGTGTACCGATTAGAACCGGTGAAGAAAGACTGGAATGAATGTCTGGTAGCAGAAATTCCGGTAGAAAATATGGCAAAGCAGATGTGTTGGAGAGATGCCAGGGAAAAACCAGTTCCGGTCATGAAGATGTCAGAGGTTGAGGAAACAGTGGTCCAGTGGCTATGGTATCCGTTCATTCCCTTTGGAAAGGTTACTTTGATCCAGGGAAATCCGGGAAAAGGAAAAACATGGCTTGCAATGGCGATTGCTGCATACTGTACCAACGGAAAGGAACTTCCCAATGCACTTCCCATAGAACCCTTTAATGTGTTGTATCAAACAGCAGAGGATGGGATAGCAGATACCATTAAGCCTAGATTAGCAAAATGTGGTGCAGATATGACAAGGGTTCGCTTCATCAATGAAGATGAAAAACAGCTTTCTATGACGGACGATCGGATTGAAAAAGCTATCCGCCAGAATAATGTACGACTCATGATCATGGATCCCATACAGGCTTATCTGGGAGCCAATGTGGATATGAACCGGGCAAATGAGATCCGTCCCTTATTTCGACATCTCAGTACGATTGCAGAGAGAACTGGATGTGCCATTGTTCTCATTGGACATTTGAATAAGTCATCGGGAAGTCAGAGTGATTACCGTTCCCTGGGATCCATTGATATCGCAGCGGCAGTACGAAGCATCTTATTTGTAGAAAAGGTGGAAAAAGAGAAGGAACAGGATATCCGAGTGGTATATCAGCAAAAGGATTCTCTTGCTAAAAAAGAAAATCCAGTAGCGTTTTCTTTAGGAGAAGAAGGCTTAAAATGGTTAGGAGAATACGATATATCCATTGAAGATCTGCTGATGGGGAAAGCAGGAACGAAAAAGGAAACGAAACTGGAAAAGGCACAGAAGTTGATCCTGGAGTTATTAACCAAACGAAAAGTGATGTGTTTAGAAGAATTAGAGGCAGAACTACTAGCCTATGGGATTTCTTCCAGAACAGGACGAGATGCAAGAAAGCAGCTGGAAAACAGATTGAGCTACGACTGGTGTCAGGGAAGAAAAACAGTTGCGTTAATCACAGAATAAAAGATGACATTGGCAAAAAACTACTTTGGCATTGGCAGTCTTTATAGATACCTTTGCCAGCCGCCAATGTCAAAAACAAAGATACTAGAAGGAGGCATACAAATGACAAGTTATGAAATACCTTATTGGAAGAAGTATACATTATCCATTGAAGAGGCAGCATCCTATTTTCGTATTGGAGAAGGAAAGCTTCGTAAGTTAGTCAGTGACAATCCAAATGCAGAGTATTTGCTTTGGAATGGGAATCGTGTACAGATAAAACGAACAAGATTTGAAAAATTTATTGATACACTCAGTGCGATATAAAATGAAATTTAAAAGAAGGAGGTGTTCGAATTAGGGGTTACATGATATACTAACAATATCATGTTGCGTCCCCTTGGAGGTAGGATATGATTTCAAAGAGACGTGATGATAAAGGCAGAGTTCTCCAGCAAGGAGAATGGCAGGAACCAAGTGGACGTTACCGCTATAAATATACAGATTCACTTGGTAAGCGTAAAATATTATATAGTTGGAGATTGACAGAAGCAGATAAGATGCCGGAAGGTAAACGGGCAGATCTTTCTCTCAGGGAAAAAGAAAGAAAAGTTCAGTCCTTACAGATGCAAGGGATTACAGGAAGTAACATTACAGTGCTTGAACTTGTGGAACGATATCTTTCCCTGAAAACAGGAGTAAAGCATAATACTTTAGCGAATTACAAATTTGTGGTGAATGTATTGAAAAAGGAAGAATTCGCTTATAAGAAAGTGGATGATGTGAAACTTTCTGACGCAAAGATTTTTCTGATAAAACTACAAAGAGATGGTAGAGGATATAGTTCCATTCATTCCATCAGAGGTGTTTTAAGACCTGCTTTTCAAATGGCTGTGGATGATGACTTGATTCTAAAAAATCCATTTGGATTTGAATTAGGTACAGTACTTGTTAATGACAGTCAGAAAAGACACGCTGTTTCTCCGGAAGATGAAGCAAAATTTCTCGAGTTTGTAAAGAATGATCCACATTATAATCAGTATTATGATGCATTTTATATCTTATTCAAGACAGGTCTTAGAATATCTGAATTTTGTGGGCTTACTGTAAAAGACTTGGACTTTAAAGAAGATATTATCAATGTGAATCATCAGTTGCAAAGAACTCGAGAAATGAAGTATATCATCGTATCTACAAAGACAACAAGTGGTACTCGGTTACTTCCAATGGAAGCGGATGTAAAAGAGGCATTTCTTCGAATCTTGAAGAATAGAAGGAAACCAAAACGTGAGCCGATGGTGGATGGATATGGAGGATTTCTGTTTCTGGACAAGAATGGAAGGCCAATGGTTGCACTTCATTGGGAAAAGTACATGCAGCATGCAAGAGAAAAATATAATCGTGAGAATTTGTTGCAATTGCCGCCAGTTACTCCACATATATGCAGGCATACTTATTGTACAAATATGGCCAATTCAGGGATGAACCCAAAGACACTGCAATATCTGATGGGGCATTCAGATGTATCTGTAACACTTAATATTTATACGCATACCGGCTATGATGATGCAAAGAAAGAACTTGCCAGATTAAAAGAAGCAAGGGATGAACTCGAAAAGAAAAAGTTTATAACCCAAAAACATGCACAAACAACTCATGTAAGCCTTATCTCATAAGGAATTTGGGACTTTAAAAATAACCCATTTGTACCACAAATGCCCGAAAAAACATGAGAAAATACAAGAATTTATAAGAAAAAGAACCTTTCAAGTAAAAAATGCACAAAGGCTGAAAAGCCAGTATTTATAAGGCTTTGAGAGGATATGAGGAGATAAAATGGAGAAAATAAAGGTACTATTTATTTGCCACGGCAATATCTGCCGTTCCACCATGGCTCAATTCGTTTTTCAGCACATGGTGAATACACGCGGCCTTGCCGCACAATTTCACATCGACTCTGCTGCTACCAGCCGTGAGGAAATCGGCAATGATCCGCATTATGGAACTGTCAACAAGATGCGTGAGGTTGGGATTCCGGTCTTGCCGCACCGTGCGCGTCAAATGACAAAAAAGGATTATCAGGAATATGATTATCTCATCGGTATGGATGAGTGGAATATCCGCAATATGAATCGGATCACCGGTGGAGATCCGGATGGAAAGATTCATATGCTTTTGGAGTTTTCCAAGCATCCAAGGGCTATTGCGGATCCCTGGTATACAGGCAACTTTGACGCCACCTATGCGGATGTTACAGAAGGGTGTGAAGCGCTTCTAGAATTACTTACATCGGGAACCGTTCTTTCTAAGTCTTGAAGCTTCTGACAGTGTCTTGTTATCGAGCACTTTTCATTCATAAAAATTCGCCCTTCTCTTCACAAACAGGATGTGCAGGAAGGGCGAATTTTTAAATAGTGTAGGCGATTATTTCTTTGCCTTTTCGGCAAATTTCGTTGTTACCAGTTCCTCATAAGGTGCTCGCTTAGTCAGTTCACCAGAAGTTTCCAAGATATCCTGTAAGAGATCAAAACTGTCTTTTTCAAATACAAGGTTCTCCTTCCAAGTATCCTGATCATAGTAGCGGGTGACAATGGTGGTAATGGTATCGAGATCGGTCTCCTTAAATTGTGGAGCAATTATTTTTGCAATTTCTGCTGGTGTATGGGATTGTACATAGTCTATACCTTTTTGAAGTGCATTAGTAAAACCTTGAATGACTTCAGGATTATCATCGATGTAACTTTGTTTCGCAGAAAATGCAGTGTAAGGAACATAACCGCTGTCTGTACCAAGAGAAGCAACGACATAGCCTTTGCCCTCTTTTTCTAAATTTGTGGCGCCTGGTTCGAATTCAACCGTAAAGTCACCCTGACCTTCTGAGAACGCAGCAGCGGTAGAACCGAAATCAATATTCTGATTGATCGTTACATCGGAGGCAGGATTGATATCGTTTTCTTTTAAGATGTATTCAAACACCATTTCCGGCATGCCACCTTTTCTTCCACCAAGTACAGTCTTTCCTTTTAATGCATTCCAGGTAAAGCCGGGCATTTCTTCGCGGGCAACCAGGAAGTTTCCGGCACGCTGAGTAAGCTGTGCAAAGTTGACGACATAATCATTTGCACCTTCATTATAAGTGTAAATGGATGCTTCTGATCCCATAAAGCCGATATCGGCGCTTCCGGAGAGTACGGCGGTCATAGTTTTATCAGCCCCAAACGGAGTTAACCTTTTAGTACAAAACACATCATAGAAAGTCTACATTTTTCACTGTAGAATCTTCGTTTAAATGGATCTCTTCAATGGTAGATCGCCAGAAGGCTCTACGATTTTCCGGCGTTAGTTGTTCATAAATTTTCTTGAAATCGGAGCGCAGGAGTTCTTCCAGGTAAGTGAAGTCTTTTTCGACTTCCGGAAGGGCAGTGGAAATCTCTTTCAATTCTTTTTCTATTCTGTCGTATTCAGCTGCATAATATTCCCATGTGATACGGTCCTTCTGGAAGAGTAGGTTTAATCGATCCAGTTCTTTGTTTAGTTTTTCTGGTGTTCGTGTATCACGCAATTTCTTTTTCTGTTCCCGTATTTTCTTGTAACGGATCTGATATTTTTTGTATTCATTTTCTAAATTTTCCAATAAATATTCTTCAATTAGATTTTGACTTACTCGATGCCGGTTTGAACATAGATGATCAATAATAGCACGGTTACAGCGGTAATAACAGTATGATCGCTTTTCTTTTGTCTTGCGATTTATAATAGAAGAGCATCCGGTACCGACAAGCTTTTGACCGCAGACGGGGCATCGCATCAGGCTTGTAAATAAGTAGATCCTTCCTGAGGGAGTAGATTTGACATTTTTACAGGACAGAGACTGTAGTTTATTCCATTCTTCCTCGGTCACATACGCGGGGCAGTATGGAAAACCGCGGTACGTTCCTTTGTAAAATTCGCTGGATACCATTGTTCGCAACATGGAATATGAGAAATCAGGATAGTAGTGTTTCTGCATATACTTTACCGTTGCAGATTTATTTTGGTGGGAGAGCAGATATTTAAAAAAAGCTTCGGTGGCTTCTTCCGTTTCCGGATCTTTGATCATTCGCTTCACACCATCCACAATGCCGGACTTATAGCCGAATCCCATATTGGCATCACCGAAGATCAATTTTCCTTGCCGGACTGATGCGTCGTTTACAAAACGGATTCTTTCGGAAGTGGTATCAACTTCGTTTTGGCCAATAGAAAGAACAACGTTAAGCTGCAGACGACCATCCCTGGTCTCCATATTTATTCCTGGTTCAGAAGCGGACATCCACGATACTCCGTGTGCATCTAGAATATCTTGCACTTTATAAAAGTCTGAGAGATTGCGGAACCAGCGATCCAGACGCCAGAAGAGGATGATGTCGATCTTTCCAGCTTTCACATCTTCAAGAAGGGCGTGGATGGCTTTTCGTTTTTTCAATTCCTTGCGGGCGGTTTTTCCTTCATCCGCATAAACGCCTACGATAACCATATTGTGTTCTTTGGCATAATGCTCCAGGTAATCTCTTTGCGCTTCTAGAGATTTTCCGTGCATGCACTGCTCAGAGGTAGACACACGTATGTAAAGAGCGCACCGTTTTATTTTTCCAAGCATAATTGTTCACCTTCCTTTTTATACGGTATGTAAAAATGGGTACAAAAATAACAGCCAGCGAACTTTCGTTCTCTTGCAAGGCTGCTCCGAAGATGATACAATATATTTGTTCAGAATAAGTGTACATCTTCGGGTGTATATTAGCCGTCTCTGTGTTAGTAGCACAGGGGCGGTTTTTTTAAACTTTATATAATGTGCTTTTGTTATTATTGAAAGATTTTTCTATTTTTTTTACGCTAAGTGTTTTACCTATCAGACCTAGCTCGAACAAATACATTGTGTGTTCGACCCAATATATTGCCCGAACTTTTCCAATATTCCCATCTTGCATATAATGTATAGTTCCAAAAAAATCAGTTAGCGGGTTAATAGTGTGGTGTGTATTAGTTGCATAATGTAATATTAATGGGTATTTTGAAATTTTTCCTGTTTTAGTATATGGTGCACATTCGAAGTAAGTGTAGTATTGAGTTATAAGATGAAGCGTATCAAATTTCGTGTCGAATTTTAGTTTTTGTGGGTCGACATATAGGTTATCTGTTATTTGAATCATCTGACATGCTTCCTGAATGCATGAGTTAATCATCTGTATATCAGTTATTACTTGGTTTTGGTTTTCAGGAGTAATTGTCATTATACTCATGTTGTTATCATAAATTGGTGTGCTCATTTTATAATTTGAAAAATGTAGCTGTTCCATGTCGGACAAAGAAATAGTTTTGAGCTTTAATTGTTCTTCTAATTTTTTCTTTTCTTGACACAATCTTGCGTTTTTTTCGGCATTCGACTCTTTTTTTAGACCCGCCCGTTCTATTTCAGAGATTTTAGGATAACAAGATTCTTTTAAACTTTCAGGAATTTGTGAGTAGTATCTGTTTACATGTTCTCTTAAGATTGTATCAATCCCCCAGTCTTCCTCATTTATATTAAAATGTGTTTCGCAAACAGGGATATTTGTAACACTGCTAGGCGAATCTATATCATACATCTGCCCTTTTATAAAATAAAATCTAGGGAGCGGTGAATATTGAGATATTTTTTCGCTGTATATATTATGTTTGTATGTTTGTTCACTTATGTCTGTTTTTGGTTTGAAAATTTTATTAAAAAATCCCACAACATTTCCTCCTTTTGCTTAAAATAATTACTGAAAGCTTTTTAGTCTCAATTCTATCAAACTTTTTTCATATCCCCAAAGACGTGATAGCTGAGATGTTGTATATTCAAGATGTTCCTTTATATCTTCATCACTTACAAGCAGATTCATAGCGAATAGATTTGCTTCGTTTTCATATTTGTTTTTGACAAAGTGTGTTCTAGTGTCCATGAATATTGCATTGCTTTTCTTATGTAAGAATACATGACCGAGTTCATGGGCGATAACAAATAGAATCATATGGTCCGGAAGTCTATCATCAACATAGATAATATGATTTCTCTGAAAGTAGTGATAAAAGCCGCGAACACCTTCCAACGGATATCGTACTAAAATCATATCCATTTTCTCAATAATTTCGAGTGGATTTCTTGTGCCGTATTTTCGGACAATTTGATTCACTCGTTTTTTAATATCCATAAGTATCAATCCTTTTTATATTTTTTAGGTGTGTACTTTTCTTTGTTTTTCTGCTTAGCCATTTCCATTCCAATTTTCATTGCAGACAATATGGAATCAATCGCTTCTGGTGTAGCTGGGTCTCCGTCAAACATGAGACCATCTTGCTGAAGTAAGCTTTCCATATCATTCAACATTTCGGTTATTTCCTTAGTATCTCTTTTTGTTAAGACTGGTTTTTCTTCGATGCCATCATTTCCATAAAAATAGGATAAAGGAACTTCAAAATAGTCACATATTTTTTCTATTTTATCTTTTTTAGGTTCACTCTTGCCATTTTTCCAGTCTGAAAGAGTAGCTGTGGATATACCGGTTTCTTTGTGAACCCTATATGGGGTCACATTATTTTGTTTTAAAAGTGTTTCAAATTTTTCATACATGTTACGCCTCCAAAATAAAACGGAAAAATTTCATAAATCAGTATTGACCATGAAAGAAAACCGTGATATATTAGAGATACGAAAGAAAACCGTGATATAAAACGGATTTCGTATCTCGGAAATATGTTTTAATCTAGCTGGTAACTTGACTGTATCATATTTCCGATATATTTTCAATATTTTATCACGGAAAGGTGGTGTAAAAGTGTACAAAAAATTTAATGAATTATTATCAAAAACAAACAAAACAATTTATAGGGTTGCGAAAGATACTGGAATTGCAACGGCTACTTTATACGATTGGAGAGATGGGATAACCACTCCCAAATTGGACAAGCTCAAAATCCTAGCTGACTACTTCGGCGTATCTATCGAATACTTCTTAGAGTAACTTAACAGACAAGCTGTCCGATAAAAAGGACGCAACAAGTACAACCCATAGAACATACGTTAAAGAGGGGTGGTGTTAGTGGAATCAAACATGGAAAAAGTAATACAAACGCTGATCTCTTTGCTGGAAGAACAGGAAGGAGCAGTGATCGAATACGAAATAGAGAAGACCGCCTGAGGCGGTAGAGAGGAGGGACAAGCCATGCAAGGATGTAGGACGTGCTGGAGAAGGTACCGGTGCAATGACAAGGATCGCGGAAGAGGCATGGCGTGTAAGGATTATGAAACAAGAGAGGATCAGATCAAAAAGACGCCGGCTAAGAGCCTTCAGGCGGAAACTGCAAATAAGGATCCGAAGAAAGATATGCGACTGGCTCGAAAACGCGGGACCGCAGCAGCTGAAGCGAAAGTTGATCACAGACGTGAAGGAGATCGCGGCGGGAGTTGCGTTCGGTTTTGTGTTCGGCAGCATAATCGTAGGAGCGATATTGATCTACTGCCGGATGGCAGGACCATTTTAGAAGGAGGTGAGGAAGATGAGTCAGAAAGAATTTTTGCTAGAAGCTAAAAAATATTTTGAGGAACAGATTAGACTTTCGGAATGTAGATGTGAAGAAAATAGAAAAAGGCTTGAAGTTGTGAATCGCATGCTATTGGATGGAGGGATAGTCTGCGAAGAAACTATCCCGCGTAATTAATCAATGTTGGTCAATATTTTAGTAATAGATTCCAAAGCATGCAATTGAGCTTGATAAAGTTGATCAAATGCATATAAAAGATCATCTGGACAGTATTGGGAATACTGAGAGGCTTCTTTTTTGTATGTATCTATGACTTCATTAAGAGAAGATTGCAAATAGTGATTTTTCATGGACATACCCCTTTCTTGATACTTGGCATGGCAGTGCCTGTATCTAAAAGTATAGGTGATATGAATTGTAAATTCAAGGAGGTGAGGAAGATGGATAGAGAAAGATGGATCAAGGCAGGACTGGAGATTGGAGAACACTTGAAGGAGATCCGGCGGATTGTTAATCAGAGTGGGGTTGATCATTTAAGCATGTTTTTACATCAAGGTGGACCGGCTGAGGTGTTACATATAGACGATGATGAAAAGTTGTGGAAAGTGACAGTAGACTCGGATGGAGCGATTGGTCTGGAAGAAGATGGTTTCCGCTTTTACACAAAAATATAGAGCGCTTACATATGCCCGGCAAGGCGTAAGCACTCTGAAAAATACTCAATTATATTCTAGATCAGAACGGAGGAATAATCAATGGAAAAATCGAACACTTTTGCAGTTTTGACAGAAGCTGTTGAAAGATATGTGAATACAGAAGAGTACCCGAAGGTAGAAGTGATCTGCGCTATTTTGGGTATCGAGATCAAAAAGGAGCGTGAGAGCAATGGAAAGCATACCAGGGTATGACGACTGGAAGACAAGCCCGCCGGAGTCAAAGCCGGCAGCGTATTGTACGATATGCGGCGGTGAGATGTATGAGGGAGATACCTTGTATACGGTCGATGGAGGGATATGCGAGACATGCCGGGACGATCACTATGGAGATTTCGTAATCGGAAGAGAGGTATTGTAGATGGAATTTAGATTATTAGAAGCAGATGACATAGAGTGCAGAATCTCTACCTGCAGTCAGTACGGAGTGTCACTTTTGCTGTATAAGAACGCAAGAGTCGATATGAATCTATTAGATTCAACGGCCGGAGAATTTAACTGGCAGAGAGAGCACAAGGAGTTGAAAGGGAACATTTATTGCGGAGTTTCCATATATGACAAAGAGAAGGATGCCTGGGTGACAAAATGGGACTGTGGTAAGGAGTCCTACACAGATTCGGAAAAAGGGGAGGCGTCCGATAGCTTCAAGAGGGCATGTTTCAACTGGGGGATCGGAAGAGAACTTTATACTGCACCACAGATGTACGTGCTTTCTAAAGATTTGAAGACGCTAAAAGAAATAAACGGAAAATGGACATGCAAAGACTTTTTTGAAGTAGAAGAAGTTGAGTATAACGATAGGCGCATTTGCTATGTAAAGGTCTTGAATACGAAAACTGGAAAGTATATCGAGTTTGGGACACCGGCGAAAGACGAGAAGAAAAAACAAGATGTATCGAAGATGTGTATTGACGCCAAAAAGGTTAAGGCGCTGGAAAATAGATGCAAAGAAGACGGCGTGGACGTTGCGACAATTCTTAGGCTCTATAAAGTCAATGCGCTGGACGAGCTTACAGAGTTAAAACACGCGAATATCAATGCGCATTGGGAAGAAATTCGAGGGATGAAATGAAGTTCACGGGAAGGCTGAAAGAACCGATTATCGACTATGTTACTGGTCGCTTGTACGTAGTATTTGAGCCATTCGAGGACTTCCGGCAGGCGTATGAGGAGTTGAAAGGCTGTGAAAAATTAAGCTTTGAAATCAAGAAATACAGGCGCAAGAGAAGCCTCGATGCAAACGCTTATTACTGGGTCCTGTGCACGAAGCTTGCGAAGGCTATGGAAGTGTCGAATCAAGAGGCGCATAACCAGATGCTTCGGCGGTACGGTCAGCCAGAGATCTTCGGAGGGAAGGCTGCATACACCACGATACCTGATACAGAGTCGGCAGAAAAGAAGGTGAATAACGCAATGGATTATCACCTTCAGCCGACTTCGCAGGTCCGTGAGGGCTTGGACGGTGTAATGTATAGAACCTATAAGCTTTTGCGAGGGTCTCACACGTATAACAGTGAGGAGATGGCGAGACTGATTACCGGACTGATAAGCGAGTGTAAAGATGCCGGTATCTCGGATGCAGAGATCGCAACGCCGGACGAGAAGCGGATATTAAAAGAAAAGTATGGTGTAGAGCTATGAAAAGGTTATGGAGCATCTTTACGAACGACATGGACTGCTGTATGTACACCGGACGGTACGGTGTAGAACGACATCATGTATTTAGTCATACGCCGAGGGAGCGGAAACTGTGTGAGAAATATGGCTTTATCGCTCCACTGATACCGGAACTGCATCCGAACGGCGTGCACGCCGGAAAAGACGCACGCGTCATAGACAAGGATTTAAGGCGAAGATGCAAAGAATATTATATAGCATACTACGGGACTGAAGAGGAGTTTCGGGAAGAATTTTATTATGTTAGTTGAGCCGGAAGGCTGACTATATGTAACTTTCATGTTGCACGTATCGTATCACATGGCAACTGTTAACCAGGATTCCCCCGGTGGTCTGCCGGGGAGAAAGGAGAAACAGTGAATATTATTGATTATATACCAGTTGGAAGAAACAATGCTGTATCCAGAACAGAACTTTCCATAGCAACTGGGCTTGAAGATAGAATTATAAGAGACATGATCCATAAGGCTAGAGGAGAAGTGGCGATTCTTAACATGCAGGATGGTAGAGGGTATTTCCTACCGGACAAAAATGATCCGGTCGAAGTAGCTCTCTTATATGCTTACGAGAAACAAGAGACTGCGAGGAAAGACAGTATTGAATGGTCGCTGAATGGCGTAAGGAGGGCAATCAGAGATGTACAAGTTAATGATCAAAGGACGCCTTGATAATTACAACGACTATATCACCGCCTGCCGTACACACCCCATGAAAGGCGCCAAGCTGAAAGGGAAGAACGAAGAAAAGGTAAAGGCAGCAATCTATGAGCAACTCGGGAGATTGCGCATACAGAATCCGGTTTACATCAAATACCGTTGGTATGAAAGGGATAGGAGAAGAGACTTAGACAATGTCTCATCCTTTGGGCGTAAGGTTATACAGGACGCATTGGTCGCAACAAAAGTGCTACAAAATGACGGGTGGAAGAACATTACAGGTTTTCAGGATTCATTCTTTGTAGATGCCGAAAATCCACGAATCGAGATAGAAATCGAGGTGGTAGAATGAGCAACTACATTAAAGTGAGCCGGAAGCTATTAGATTGGGGCTGGTACAGAGACGAACACACAAAGAGTCTATTCCTACACTGCCTGCTGAAAGCGAATTGGAAAGACGGAGAGTTCCGGGGGATTGTTATTAAGAGAGGTCAGTTCGCTACCTCGATACCCAAACTTCAAGTTGAATTGGAATTAACTTCGAATGAGGTGAGAACGGCAATTAAGCATTTAAAGAGCACAGGCGAGATCACAGTCAGATCATATAGCAAATTCTCCGTATTTACGGTGGTTAAGTATAATTCGTATCAATGTGAATCACAGGCAGAAGCACAGGCAGACAACAGTCACGGCACAGACAACGCACAACCTATTAACAGTCTATTAACAACAATAGAAGAAGGAAAGAAGAACAAGAAGGAAAGAAGGGAAAATATAAATAATAGTGTGCGGTTTGAACCGCCCTCTCTCGAAGCGGTGCAGGACTATTGCGAAAGCAGAACCAATCGAGTGGACGCACAAGCCTTTGTTGATTTCTATTCTTCGAAAGGATGGATGATCGGGAAAAACAAAATGAAAGACTGGAAAGCAGCTGTCCGAACTTGGGAGCGTAAGAGTCAGACAAGGCAGGAAGAGACCGCCAAACTTGACCGGATAAGCGAGGTGGACAACTGGTGACAAGAGAAGAGTTTAAAAATATCGTGAAAGCTATGCGCGGAGCGTATACGGGATGCCCGGTAACTACACAGCAGATTTTTGATGAGTGGTACATGATGCTTGCTGATATGGATTATAAAACAGTGTCAAAAAACCTGATGAAACATATACGAACGAGCAAATATGCGCCGACCATCGCAGAATTGAGACAGGAGCAAGTAGCAGGATTCTGTAATTTCACAAGTCGCAACTACGATATGCGGAAACTTGAACTTGCAATGCTTGGCATACAGCCAGCAAGACTAATCGAGGAGGTCAAAGAAAAATAATGTCAAAGGCAAAGGATATGGTGAAAATAGACTCCAGGTTGCTAGAGAGCATCCTGAGGGAGAGAGAAATTACAAAGAGTGAGCTCAGTAGAAAAATCGGAAAAAACGACACGTATATATCAAAAACATTACGAGAAGGAGCTATGATCCCGGAAGTATCAGAAAGTCTCATATGTTTGGTTCTCGGATTTGATCCTGGGTATTTCGTCTTAAAAGACGTGGAAGAGCGGAGCGAAACAGAACAGACTCCGGCAGACTTGGCAGCATTGCAAGATGATATTTCTTGGCTAAAGGCGCAGAAAGAGGCGGACTCGAAAAAATTAGTGATGCTCATTAACGGGCTACATGATGCAGGGACAGTACTGGAAAAGATCTTACAGAAAGTCGGTGCGAACACGCTGCAACTGGAAAAAATGAAAGATGATTTCCGAGCGGTCGTGAAAGATCTAGAGCTGACCGGGTATGACAAAGCGGTGAAATATCTGAAAGAAACTCTCGCGAACGGAAGAGTGCTGGAAACAGACATTACGAAAAAAGCAGAGCTTGAAGGGCTTAAGCTGAACGATCTCTACAGGGCGAAAAGAGATCTGCATGTAGATACGGCGTCAACTGGATACGGGAAGAACCAAAAAACTTGGTGGTTTATATCTTAGGAGTTTAGTGAGGTGAAATGAATGTACGGTTTTATATCAGGAACAACAGATACAGACGATATGAGATATTGTCCAAAGTGCGGAGAAGAGATCAGAGAGTGGAAAGGAGACGGAACCGCAGTGTGTGTGGAGTGCGGCTATCACTTCGGAGTAGTAGGGTGTGAAGATTAGAGTGAAATGGTAGGTGCTTAAAATGCTTACAGTAGGCGAATGGATTGATAAAGTACATGAAATAACAGATGAGCTTGAACGAAATGCAGAAAAGGAACTTGAAAACTCAGTAAAAAAGGCTCAGGCATATAAAGAAGGATACGTGCAGGCGTGTGAAGATTTTAATAAAAGGATGCGAAGAGCAATCAGTAATGAGCAAGGATAAACTGAGATTTAAGTTCGTTGAAAAATTTAAGATGCAATTTGAGTTCCTGCGAGATATTTGGGTTCGCGGGTACTCTGGAAGGTGGAGGAGATGAAACTATTAGATAAGTTTGAAAAATATTTTATAAACGTCTGTATTATAAGTGGAATAATTGTTTTTATAGGAATAATTTTTTTGGGATTTGGAAACGAAAATGCATTTTATAAAATGATTGTTTTGTCAATGAGAAGTTTTTTAATCTTACTATCTTTATCTGTAATAAGAATTTTATTAGAGGCGTTATTTAAGAGAATGAAGGAGTGAACATAAATGGATGAATGTAGAGATACATTTGTTAAGCGGGAAGGTGACACAGGTGTGTATGTAGCCGATTTGTTTATTTCAGATGAGCCGAGCTGAGAACATCAAAATGAAGCGTGGAACAGGAGAGTGGAAGAATGATTTTATTTTGTCCTGACTTAGTCGGAAAAGAAGAAGTAAAAGCAGTGATGATTGGTCATGGAGATTTTATAAGACCAGTATTAAATCCGTGCATAAAAGAAAAATGCGTAGCTTACAGAGATGGATTTTGCAGAAAGTACCATCAGAATGTGGAGGTAGAAGAAAATGAAAAATTATGATCCAAATATTTATAAAGGAGTACATACAGTAAAAATAACATTGCAGAAGTGGGAGTACAAAGGACACATTATCCGGCGTGTATGCGGAAACTGCAAAGGGAGAATTGTTTTAGATTTCGATTTTGAATGCGAAGATAATTTTCCTGATAACGATTGTCAACTGGAATACCATGAAGATCGAGATTATTTTTCTTGCGTTTTGAAGGACAAAAACGGCAATACATTAGAGTGTAGCGGAGACGCAGAAGATATGAACGATATGATAGTTGGTATTGAAATTATTGATTTTTGTGAGGAGTAAATGATGAATAGAGAAATCCTTTTTAAAGCAAAGCGGTTAGATAATGGTAAATGGGTGGAAGGGTATTATTGCAAGTTAGATGAAACAACATATTGTATTTCAGAAGATTATGAAAGATATCCTGTACCAACACATCATTATATTTTACACGAAGCTATGACGGATTGGGGATTGCCGAACAGGTTTTTGCAATTTGAAATCAATCCAGACACCCTCTGCCAGTTCACAGGACTTACCGACAAGAACGGTAAGAAGATTTGGGAGAATGATATTTGTGATAGAAAAGAGAAATATCCTGAAATCGTGGCATACAACAAAGGGGACTGGCAGTTGGACTACAGTTATGCGTTTGGAGAAGAAATGCATTCTAATGCCTGCAATCTTGGTTTTTATGCATGTGAAAGGAACTGTGTTGAAGTAATCGGCAACATTTTTGATAATGCAGAGTTGTTGGAGGTGTAATATGCAAGGAATCATCAAACTAAATCAGATCCCGGAAACATGCAAGGACTGTCCGTTTCATTCTTACGCTTTCGGGTGCAGGGTAAAAATGAAACCATTTGAAGGGTATAAAGCCACTCGACCGGACTGGTGCCCGATTATCAAAACAAACGAAGGAAGTGACGGAGATGTATAAAGCACGAAGGGACCGGCATCAGCAGAAGCTGGATCAGGTGCAGCATCACGAAGAACTGGAAGAGTGTGCGGTACCGGACAAGGCACGGGAACGCTTCCGGAGACCGCCGTATCAGCTT